ACGTTCACCTACTATCCTTGATCTTTGCTCGCACCGGGGTCGGCGGGCTTTTTATGTTTGTTCATTTGCTTGGCTTCCCAGAACAGGCCTGTCAGTACGTCCTTGATCCGTTGACGGTCTTTTTCATCCAGTGGAATGCCATCAAACATTAATTCGTCGTCTTCCTCCAGCATTTTTTTAAAATCCCGGCGGTCCTTGGGAGTTGCCCATTCCGGCACAGTAGAACGATAAAGTTCATGCGGATTTTGCTCGATTGAATCATCGTCGGTCCAATATCCAGCCACCTTCATCATTTCAGTATAGGATACGCTGAGCGCGTCCGCTATTTTACGGAGAGTGGAGGGTTTGGGAACGCCGCGGAGTCCATTTTCAATGCGGGAAATTTGTGAATTACTAATGCCTGCGGCATCTGCTAATTGGTTGATGCTCAATTGCTTGTGCTCACGCTGCTGTTTTAAGTAAGTTCCGAATGCTGGCTGTTCCACAATGGAGCTCCTTTCTGTATTGGAATCATAGGTTTAGCTTTATTATACCATTAGGCAAATAGTAAAAGCACGTAATATGCCAAAAGGCATAGAAAAATAGAGCGAATATCCTGTTTTTGGGGCTATATTGCTTTTTTTCACGATGGATACCTATCCTAAATAATGTTATGTTATACTCAAGATGCGAACAAAAGGGGAACAAAATGTAAACAAAAGCGTTATTCTATTTAAAAATACATCATTGTCAAAAGGCATAATATAAGGAGTGTTGCTTTTTATGAGAAATAACTTACCCGAATTAGACCGTCGCAAAACGCAGAATGCATTGGAGGGTGTGTTTGAGAAATACCGGATTTATAAAACAATAACCTTTATGGATCGGGAAAGCTTTATCACTGCTGGCTATACGGATCGCCCGAACGGACCCACGAATGTGACAAGCGACCCAACGGCCCGGACTGCCGTATATAATGTAGATGCTCCTGCCGCCCGCTTGGCCTATTGCCAAATTGTGGATGCGGTAGTGAGCCGCTTGAATGAACGTGAACAGCTGCTTATCCGTGAACGTTATTTAAAGGATGACGATGTGTTCGATTACAAGGTTTACAATTATGTGTTGGATCCGCCAGTCAGCAAGGATACGTATACGAAGCTTCGCACACGTGCTTTTTACAAAATGGCGTTAGCGCTGGCAGATCAAGGTGTTTTGAATCTGGCGGGCTTGCAGAAGAGCGCGGATCGAAGACTAGGTTCAGTAAATGCGTAGGGGTCACAGCCTGTGGCTCTATTAACCTAGATAGCAAGGAGTATGTACCACAACGGCGAATAAGAAGCATAGGTTCGTAATTAAGACGGGAACGGAGGAAGAATGCATTGAGAAGTGAACAAGAAATGCTGGATATGCTTGTAAAGTTTGCTATGAACGATGAAAGAATACGCTTGGTCACTCTGGAAGGATCGCGTACAAACTTCAATATTCTTCCCGATTCATTTCAGGATTATGATATTTCTTACTTTGTAACAGATATGGATTCTTTCAGGGAGAGTGATCAATGGCTTCACGTTTTTGGAAATAGGCTTATGATGCAAAAACCCGAGGATATGGAGCTTTTTCCATCAGAGCTAGGCAACTGGTTTTCATATATCATTCTTTTTGACGATGGGAACAAATTAGATCTGACACTGATCCCCATGAACGAGGTAGAGGATTATTTTACGAATAGCGATGGTTTAGTAGAGGTTTTGCTTGATAAGGATGCACTGATCCAAGAGGAAGTGATCGCAAACGATCGTCAATATTGGATTAAAAAGCCGACGGCAAGGGAATTTGATGATTGCTGTAATGAGTTTTGGATGGTTTCGACTTATATCGTAAAAGGATTGGCGAGAAAGGAAATCCTGTTTGCTATCGACCATTTAAACGAGATTGCACGACCTAATTTGCTGCGCATGATGGCTTGGAAGATTGGATCAGAGCAAGGATACACCTTTAGTGTAGGAAAAAACTATAAATTTATAAATCAGTATCTTCCTAATGAAGATTGGGAAAGCCTACTATCTACTTACTCTGAGAACGGCTATCGAGAAATGTGGCAGTCTTTACTTACTTGCTATGCATTGTTTAGAACATACGCTAAGGCTGTGGCCAGCAGTTTGAAATATGAGTATCCAGATTACGATGAAGCCATCACTAGATATACTGAAAATATTTATAATTCATTAAACTGAATAATAAAATAACCGCCCTTTTATGAACTGCACCCCAATTGTTAGACATAACTAACAGCTGGAGGTGCAGTTTTTTTAATGGCCAAATTAACAGCACAACATAAAATACTTGCTGTAAAAAGGTATCTGGAAGGGAAAGAGGGACAAGGAAGCGTACGAAGAGCATAGGCGTAAGCAAGAGTATACTTCAAACGTGGATTCGGCAGTATCAACAATGAGATTAAGCGTGTTTTAATGATAGGAACAAATGTTCGCAAAATACCACCTAACTTCATCCCTAGTCTCTGCTTTTATCGTCCATTTCCCCGGCAGCGCATTCGTTATTAGAGTGTAAGATTATATCATCGGGAATCAAGACAAGAGGACATACCGAAGACACACACAGTCAAACGTTAGCCGGCCAATAGGGCCGGTTTTTTCATGCGGTGATCGTCTTTGTCACTTCCCGGGAATTCGATGTATAGAAAGGAGGAGTCGTGTTGCCTAAGCAAGGGATGCTGCAATGCATGAGTACAAGGCTGCGCCGGATGAGAACATGGAAGTGGAAAAAAGCCTGGCTAAACAGTTACAACATGCGAGCACAAGATACGCAAGGGTGGCATGCCACAGAATGAGACAGGCCTTTAAGCAAAAGCTCATTGACATTATTCCAGCGCTGCAAGGGCGTGTATACGATGTTCAGCCACCCTCGCAGACGGCAGAGGAGCCGTATGCGGTTATGGCACTGGGCGAGGAAATCTGGAAATCTTCCTGGGCCGGTTATCGGCAGGTTGTCCGCATCAAGCTGTACGCAGGACAAGCTGGGCTGGCGCAGGCGGATGTATGGGCGAATGCCCTGATTGCCGGGCTGCACCGGACACCGGTGACAGGCAAAGGTGAGGACACGTCAGCTTTTACCGCACATTATTTGGGCGTGCGGGATGCAGAAAAGCTGGACACGGTTACGGGTAAGGCCTATAGAACGCTGCGTTTTGGCGTGTATGTGCCTGAAACGGAAGGCGGTTCGGCTATTCCAGCACCTGGTGCAGCACAGCCGGAAGAGTGGCTGGCAGCGCTGGTCCACTGGACGCAGAAGCAACTGGGCGAATCGTGGTCGGTATACGCCGACGCATGGCCTGCTCAGCCGGGAAGCCACGCGGTATTATGGCGGCTGAGCGGCTGTGAAACCCGGATGGCGGGAGCTTCCATGTATGAGCTCCGCAAACGGTTTATCGGGCACATCATCGCCCCGGATACCACCGAGGAAAACCACGCAGCTTCCGCGCTGGTTGAAGGCTTTGCCGCTCAAATCCAGCTTCCTCTAGAGCAGGAAAAGGGCCGTTATATGTCTATGGCTGAAGCTTCAGCCGATTTACAGGCAGATGGCATTTTAGACGGTCAGCTTCGGTTGATGCTGGTACAGCGGCGTATGCGTCCGGCTGAGGAAGCGGCGTTGATTCGCAGAGTGGAAATTCATCCTATTTTGAAATGAGGTGGTTCGAGTGACCTTGGAAAACCATGAGAATAGCCTGCTAAATGCAGGGCAGGAAGCAAGTGACCCACGCTACACGCTGGAAGAACTAAAGGAGCACGCAGAATCATTGTTTTCTGTAAAAGAAGAAGTGCTGGCAGGCGCCTTTTTTGGCACACAGGACAAGCTGTTTACGGTAGCAGAAGCACACACTAAAATCGAACAATTTATGAAAGCGAAGGTGGATTAATTATGGCAGGCGGAACATGGGAAAACACGAATAAACCGGTATTACCGGGTTTGTATATGAATTTTCAGGCAGCAGCAGCTTCAGCAATTCAAGGTGGATCACGCGGTACGGTTGTTGTACCCGTTAAGGCGAATTGGGGCCCTGTACGTGAGTTTGTAGAAGTTGGAAGTGAAACGGCTATTAGCCAAATCTTCTCCGATGACAGTGAGAATGGTGCGACAGCATATTCCACGTTGTATCTGGCTTTGCTGGGAGGTCCGAAAAAACTGCTCGCTTACCGCTTGGCAGATGACACGGCTGCTGAGGCGTCTGTAACGCTAAAAAGTGGTGGCGGGACCCCAACCGATGTGCTGCGTTTGAAGGCTTTGTACACAGGTAGCCGCGGTAATGGTTTTGCCGTAACGGTACAGCCGACTTTGGGCGACGAGCAGGCTCGTGAGGTTCGCCTGTATGAAGGAACCAAGCTGCTCGGTACGTACAAAGGCAGTGACGGCACGGCTGCTTCGATTGCCAAGGCGATGAACGAGAACAGCGAAAACGTATGGGTGAAGGCTGAGGTTGTCGGCGAAGGCGGCATTCCAGTGGATGTTAGCGGCGTTCACCTGACAGGCGGCAATAGCGGCAACAGCAAGCTGGTTAATGCCGATTACATCGCGATGCAGGAAGCACTTGAAGGACAGGATTTTAATGTGCTGGCCCTGGATTATGCAGCCGATCTGGCGTTGCTGCAAAGCTTTGCTGCCTGGATCAAACGTGTCCGGAATGAAGGTAAAGGCGTCATCGCTGTATTCGGCGGTTCTGCCGCAGATGATGTGTCCAAAACGGCTGTCAGCTTGGCTTCCGCACGTTCCCTGGCACTTAATCACGAAGGTATCGTGAACGTGGGTACAGGCGTACGTCTGGGAGGTACAGACTATAGCTCCGCCCAAACGGCTGCCTATGTAGCCGGACTGATCGCAGGCCAACGATTGAACCAATCGGCAACATATGCAGTTACGCCTTTTGAGGATGTAACCCGCCGCTGGACACGTTCCGAGCAGGAACAGGCTGTCCGTAACGGGGTTTTCCTCCTGTTCTTCGACGGCCGTCAGGTTAAAGCGCTGCGTGGAATCAACAGCTTGGTGAACCCGTCGGCCGGACAAAACAACGCATGGAAGAAAATCCGTTCCATCCGTGTCATGGATGCCATTAACGCTGACTTGCAGCGTGCAGCCGAAGAGACTTACATTGGCAAAATCAACAACACGGTGGAAGGCCGTCTGGCACTCATCGGTGCGATCAAAGAATACCTGGCACAGCTGTCCCTGAGCAACGTAATCGAGGCAGATGGCTACGATGTCATTCTTGACCCAGCCTACTACGGTGATGCGCCAGTCATCAAACCAGAGCCGGACCAAGTGTTCCTGCAATGGAATGTGAAGCTCACCGACGTGATGGAGCAGCTGTTCGGCACATTTTACGTGCAATAAATAAGCATTTTACGTGCATAAGCATTTCGCAGGCAATCAGTAGGATTGCAATAGCATTTTAACAACGAGGATTTTGTGAAATCTCGAACTATATTATGAATTATTTTGAGGAGGAAAAAGAAATGTTGGATGCTTCAAGAGTTATTTTAGGTACGTTTGGTCAGGCGCACGTGGATGGGGTGTGGCAGACGAACATCAATAAGCTGGAAGCCAGCGTGGAAATGGAAAAACGCGAATTGAATCTCGTCGGTAATGAGTGGAAGGTGCATAAGCGCGGTATCAAAAAAGGGACAGGAACGATGAGTGGCTACAAGGTTACGTCCGATATGATTCGTCGTGGCTTTAACCGTTTTGAGATTATTACGAAGCTGGATGATCCTGAAGCCTTTGGACATGAAAGTATTCGTCTCATCCGTTGCACTGCTGACAAAATCCAGCTAGCCAACTGGACAGCAGGCGAGGAAGTACAGGAAGAAACGACCTTCACTTTTGAAGGCTATGAGCTACTGGATCCGATTGTAGCGAACTAAATTGGTTAACGGGGAATGGGATGTTGTCAGGTGTTCCGTTCCCCAAATGTATATAAGAATTGTGAAATTCTGAAATAAACAATAAGGGAGAATGACTTATGAGCTTGAATGAGAATATGACAGAAGAACAAATTTTGGACAGTCTGTTTGAAGCCGCTGAAAAACTTCCAGAAGAAACAGTTCGTATCAAGCGCCTCGATATGAAAATTGTGCTGCACGGTCTGACCTCCAGTAAGGTAGATAGCATTCGTGAACGTTGCACGATTCGTCGAACCGTGAAGGGTGCCGTAGATGAAAAAGTAGATACCGAAACGTTCAACGCCTTGTTGATTTCGGAAGCTACCGGAAAGCTGGAAGTGAAGGGCCTGTCCCTTAACGGTTGGGGCGATCCTCGGATTACAAGCCGCTTGAAGCTGTCCGGTGGCGAGCAGTCTGTCCGTCGTATGCTGCTGGCGGGTGAACTGGACGCAGTAGGGGATAAAGTGCTGGAACTGTCCGGTTTTGGCGTTGAGATTGCTGATCTAAAAAACTAATCAGCTCCGGGGGAATGACGACGATGCTGTACCATTTGTGGGTCCGGCACCACCTTCGTCCCGGAGACTTTTGGCGGCTTCCCCGCGGTGAGCGCATGCTGCTGCTAGCGTTTGCCGAACAGGAAATGGATAGCATAGCAGCTTCAAAAGCATAAACAAGGAGGTGAACATGATAGATGGCAGAAGCATTAAATTACCGTATGAACCTTGTGATTGATCCTAAAAACGTCATTAAGGCGAACAGAGAATTGCGCGCAATGGAACGTTATTTTGAGCGGATTCAAGGCCGTGTTCTGAAAATCGGACGTACCCGCATGGCCCCGGAAATTGTACTAAACGATATGGCCTCCAAAGGCTTGGATAATTTGTTAAACAAAATTAACCGGGTCAAATCCCAGATTATAAACGCTTCGGGGAATGTAAATGTGAAGGTGAAAAGCAACACTGCTAAAGCAGACCCGATTAAGTCTGATAACAATCTGAGTACGGTTTTGAAAGCAAATACTACTGCTGTAGAGGCCAATACGAAGGCTATTGCGGATTTGAGTACTAAGTTAGGCTCTCTGAAGCTCGGTGGTGAGAAGAAAGATGAGGAGCCTAAGGGTTTCTTAGAAAATCTTAAAGATACCCTGGGGGGTGTCAAAAAATTTGGCGAAGGTATGAAAGGATTTTCAGAATTAAAGGAAAAAACCGGGGCATTTAGAACGGAATGGGACAAAGTTAAATCGGTTGGAGGAGCTACAAGAAGACAGAAGTTAGCTAATGGGGCAAGAAAAATATGGGAAAATAGAGCTGCATTAGGTAAGGCTGGCGGTGAAGTTCTCGAAAGTTTCGGCGGTACTGGAGACATGTTAGAAGGGGCGATGGATTTTTTTAAAGGCGGCGGTGGAATAATTGGGAATATTAAAAGTGGTGGCAGTGCGGCTATAGATGCAGTTTCTAGCGCGGCTTCTAGTATTATAAACCCAAGCACTGCTGGCGCGGTTGAGGAAGCCGGATCAGGCTTGTTTAAGAACTTTTTAAAAGGCGGCGCAAAAAAGCTACTGGGTCCTTTAAGCTATGGAATGGATATTGTGAACATCGCGAAGGCCACCTCTGGTAAAGAACGTGCAGAAGCTATTGGTTCCACGGTAGGCGGTACTGCTGGTTCTGCGTTAGGCGGAGCTATAGGTTCATTTTTGCTGCCGGGTATTGGTACTGTGGTTGGTTCAACACTTGGGGGTATGGCAGGAGATTTTGTCGGAGGTAAAATTGGCGGATTAGTCTCAGATTATGGTCCAGCTATGATGGAAAAAGCGAAGTCCGCTGGTAAACTTCTTGGAGAAAAGGCTTCACAGGTCAAAGGGTGGCTTTCAGATAAGGCTGGAGACTTTGGTAAGAGCTTTTCTGATTTCTTTTCTTTCGGTAAAAAAGACGAACCCAAGAAAGCACCAGCTAAGCCACCTGAAGCTCCTAAACCTGCCGTACCACCTCAACCTGCTGTAGCTGTGGCTACCAAACCGTTAACGCCTATGCCACCTTTTCCAGGGTTACCACCCGGCTCTCAAGTAATGTATGGACCTCCACAACTGGGCGCCAAAGGTGTCCCTAATCCTTATGGACCGATGGCTATTGCTAACCAGGGGGTAAACCCAAGCCCAATGTTGAATACTGCGGCGCATGCGAACAATGGCGCCAAAGCTAAAGGTAAGGCCAATGGTAATCCCACTCCTCAAGTAGTACAGATCAGTCCTGAACAAATGGGAACACTGTCTGGCTTTTTGAAGGATTTTAAAACCGAAACTACTAACCAATTCAATCTTCCTGCGGGGGCTGTACAGGTCACTGTACATGAGAACAAGCTGGATGTGGATGGGCTTATTACGCAAATTGGCTACCGTCTTAAAGCTGAAATTTTGCGTGCAACGCAGAACACCAAGCCAACGGGCGCTGGAGCTATGTAATGCAGTAGATGGTAGCAATAGGGAAGGAGGAGAAAGATGGAATTTAGTTTAACGGATGGTAAGGGGAAAAAGTTTCAGTTTCCAGTAAATCCTGAGGAAGTTACGATCTCACGACAAAAAGGATTTGATACAACGACAATTTTGTCCTACGGGGAGTTTGACTTTCCGCAAGGGGAGAAGGTGAAGGAAATCTCCTTCTCTTCTTTTTTTCCGAAAGAATACAATCCAGCGTATTGCACATATGAAGATATCCCTGATCCGCAGGAGGCCATGAACACGTTGAATGGCTTTTTGTTATCCAAGAGCCCGCTACGCTTTATCATTACAGAGACAGCCGTGAATGTACCTGTAATTGTGGCTTCTCATAATTCAACCTTTCGGGGCGGGGAATATGGGGATGTGAATTTTGATTTGTCACTGCGAACCTGGAGTGAAATGAAAGTGGCCAAAAAAGCCGGAAGTGGGGCGAAGTCTGCTACAGTGAACAAAAAGCCTCGCACGGATATGAAAGAAAAAAAGAAGACTTACACGGTTAAATCGGGAGATTCCTTGTCCAAAATTGCCAAGCTGGAGTTGGGGGACAGCTCGCAATGGAGTCGCATTTATCAGCTTAACAAAAAGGTCATTGGACAAAATCCAAATTCTATTAAACCGGGTCAAAAGCTGGTGTTATCATGAGCTACAAAGTCATTTTACAGGATAAATATGATTTATCACCTCTCGTAGAGAACATTAATTTGAGGGATTCGCTGGAGCAAATCGCTTATCAGGGCACGGTCAATTTGGTGGTTACGCCGGATATGCCGCCCATTTCTCCAGGGATGTCGATTCGGGTAAGTGGGATTCCTTATGGTAAAAAGGATTATGTCCCGTTGCTGTCTCCAGCCGTTATTTGGGAAGTAGAAACTTCGAACAATGGGCTCAAACGTATGACGCTGACGATATATGATCGCACCGTATATTTGGACAAGTCCGAGGATGAATATTTGCTCCCTGCCAAGCAGACAGCTACCCAGCGTTTTCAGAAGTATGCGAGGGACTGGAAACTAAAAATCGCTTCATTGCCAGACACAAAAAAGCAGCTCGGGCGCGCTGTATACCGAACACAGTCCATTTACTCCATGATGCTGGGAGATCTGCGGGAAACGGCAAAAGCGGGAGGCAAGCTGTATCATCCACGGATGGTTACTTCCGGTTTGGAGCTTTATGAACTGGGCACGAACAAAGATGTGTACATTTTGGAAAGAGTGACCGATACGACACAATCCCGTACGCTGGAAGGTGCGGCCACGAGAGTGAAGGTGCTGGCTACAGCGGCAAGCGAGACGGGCAAAGAGGTTCCTTCCAAAGTGATGGCACTTGAAGAAAAGGACATTGCCAAATATGGAACCCTTCAGGTAATCGTGCAGGATGACGAGGTGAAGTCGGGTGCAGCGGCACGCGAGTTGGCCAAAAGTAAGCTAAGAGGCATACAACAAACGATATCGGTAAATGCGCCAGATATGAACACGATTCGAGCAGGAGACGCAGTAATGTTAGGGGCCATGAAGCTGCTGGTGATTTCAGTGAGCAGGGAATTGGGCAACCCGGGCAGTATGTCGCTGGAGCTCGGAACGTATGACGATGTAAAAAGGAGGTTTTACCTTGAATAAGGACCCCTACGGGCATTTAGCCACTGCGCTGCAATCCTCATTTCATAAACATACCAAGCAAGCACTGAGTGGAGTAGGTGCAGTATTAGGTACTATCACCTCCACAGGACTCAAGCTGGACGATTTTAAACATGAGCTCCAGGATTATCTGGTCGCCGAGCTGCCGGGGCTGCTATCTGTACCGCGCCATATGTACAAAGGCACCTCAACCTCGGTGGAATCAGAAAATTGGGAAGGCAAAGAGCTAAAAACTTCCTTTTATATCGGGGAAGATGAGCTGGAGGATGTAAATCTGAGCCTGAACAAAGGACTTAAGCCTGGGGATCGGGTATTGGCGGTGCGGGTGAATAGCGGTAACGATGTGGTTGTCGTGTGCAAGGTGGTGAATGGACGTGGCTAATTTATTTCCCGAAACAGATGATATGATTTGGACAGATGCAGATGTGACCGATCCAGATGTGCTGGAGGATAACCGTGCAGTATTTGGGCGAAGCTGGAGGTTTGATTTTGAAGCAGGGGAGTTTGTTATGAGCCCTAGCCGTAAAATCGTGACTACAGGTGAGAAAGAAGCCTGGGTACAGTGGTGTGAAAAAGCGATTCGCACTCCTCGTTATCGGCATGTGATCTATTCGCCTGACTATGGAAGTGAGCTGGAGGAGCTGATTGGCAGCAGCTATGGGCACGGTGTGCAGGAAAGTGAAATTAAACGCATGGTCATAGAGGCGTTGCTAGCGGATGCACGTACGGCTAGTGTGGATCAGTTTACGTTTCGCTGGGAAGGTGAGGCATGCTATTTTAGCTGCCAGATTACGAACGTGCGAGATGAAACGGAAATTGTGGAAAGTGTGGTGATCTAATGGCAGACTTGCCGGAATATTTGGTAGACCAGACGGAAGAGGAAATTTTAAATCGAATGCTGGAAAAAGTGCCTTCGGACATCGATAAGTCCGAGGGCTCTTTTATTTGGGATGCGCAGGCGCCAGTAGCGTTTATGCTCTCTGAAGCGGCAATCTGGGCGCAGGAGCTGCTGCGTCGGGGCTTTGCCAGCACAGCAGCCAGCGATAACCCGGATTTTCGCTCGCCAGAGCTGGATTTGCGGACAGCAGAGCATGGAGTGACACGGCGGGAAGCCGTTGCGGCCTCAGGGAAGGTCAAGTTCACAGGCACAGCGGGAACAATCGTCCCGGCGGGAACGTTGGTGGCGACTCCGGCAGATGATGTGTCCGGAGAAGCCTCTATTGAGTATGCGACTACTGCCTCGGTCACGCTGGATGAGCAGGGCACAGGGGAAGCAATCATTCGGGCGGTCAATCCCGGACGCCGCGGCAATGTTCCAGCAGGCGTCATCCAGGTGATGGCTACTCCGATTAGCGGGGTTTCCTCCGTGATCAATACGGAGGAAACCAAAAGCGGCACAGACGTTGAGAGCGACCAGCTGCTGCTGGAGCGTTTCTATGCCAAGGTGCGGAACCAGGGCACAAGCGGCAACAAGGCGCAGTATACCCAGTGGGCAAATGAGATTGCTGGCGTGGGTGGCGTGGAGGTTGTTCCGCTCTGGAAAGGTCCAGGAACAGTGGGGCTATATGTGCTGGATACGGATAAACGCGCTGCCAGCCCGGATATTGTGGCTGCGGTGCAAAAGTATATCGATCCAACTCAGGATGGGCAAGGCGAAGGGCTAGCACCAGCGGGCCCCGTGGTGACGGTCATGCCAGCGGCTGAAGTAGTAATAAACATTTCGGTTAAGGTACAGCGCACCAAAGAGAAGCCGTCCACTCTGGATGAAATCAAAAAGCTGATTGAAAACGGTGTGCGGGCGTATTTGAAGCAGCTTGCTTTTTACAAGGCAGATCCGTTGGTACGGTACACCCGGATTTCCGCTGTGCTGCTGGACATTCCAATTATTATTGATTTCTCTGAACTGAAAATCAATGGACTGAGCAATCAGAATATTGAGATTGGATCAGGTCAGGTGGCCGTGCTGGGGACGGTGAGCGTCAGTGAGTAACAGCGGAATGAACAGTTTTGAAGAGCTTTTGAATAACTCAGACGAGGGAAAACGTGCAAACCGTAGTGACACTTTTGTTAATCGAGTAACTCTAGCGGAAGATGGACTGGGCCAAATGAGCAGCGAGCGGGGACGCGGGCTGCTTTCTTATTTGCCCGCCTATTATGAAACCTCACGGGTGATGCGTTCTGATATGGATGCTAAAGGAAGCGAATTGGACGCCTTGTATCTTGCAATGGATGCAACGGTGGGACAGTTTTTCGTACGTACTGCCACCTGGGGGCTGGAACGCTGGGAAATGGAGCTGGGGATCGAAACCGACCTGGCGAAGCCATTGGATCAACGGCGTGCCGTGGTGGAATCGAAGCTGCGAGGGGCAGGAACTTTTTCCGGTCGGCTTGTCAAAAATGTAGCTGAAGCGTATGACGGAGGCACGGTAGAGGTTACTTTTCATCCTGCCGAATGGGGATTTACGGTCAAATTTATAGATACCATCGGGATTCCCCCCAACGTAGAGGATCTTAAAGCAGCCATTGAGGAGATCAAGCCCGCTCATATGGCGGTGGAGTACAAATTACGCTACCTGACCATTGCCGAAGTGGAGTCTATGACCCTCTATGAAAATGAACATACAACACAGGATAGATATTTAGGAGGTGGCGCATAACATGGCAAGCGAAAAAACACCGAATCTTGGTTTAAATCAAATTGACCGCACATCGCCCAAAACGACGTATTTTGATTTGGAAAAGTATCTGGATCAAAACTGGCGGTCTGTAGATGAATTTGCAGGTGAGGTGAATGACGGTGTAAATGAGATTAAGAAGCGCCTGGATACGACGGAACGCAAGGCGGTAACTTTGGAACCCGGAGTACAGATTGTTCATGCGGAAAAGGCCGCGCCATTTTCGTTGACGGGACTAAGTGGACGTACGTTGGTGAATTTGTTGGGGCGGGTAGGCTCTTGTGACCGAATTGACAGCCTTTTAGGTTGGGAAGCTGATCTTGCAGTGGATACATCTAATAAGGCGCAGGGTACGGGATCTATCAAGGTTACTGCAAAGAATGCCTCTGGTGTGTATAACGTGTATAGTACCGGATTAAAGCTTACTGGTGGAAGATACTATGTCGCCCTGGCTGATGTTAAAAACATCAATGCCTCAAGTAATATCTATGTAAACTTTTCTACAGGTGGTAATAAGGCGCTCAAACAGTCCAAAGATCAGAGTCGATTTGTAACGATCTATACAAAATGTGCACCGACAAACGATACTGCGATCAACTTGGAAGTTTCATCAATTTCAACAGCAACGGGCCAAGCTTTTTATGCAGACGCTATTCGTCTTTATGAGATTAACGCTTCGGATTATGCTGCCTTAGACAGCATGACCGCTGAACAGATAGTTACCAAATATCCATATGTGGACAGCATAATGCCTGCTCGTAATCCTTATGCAATGCGGTACGGTGAAAACATGTTACCTGGATTTTATGAGTGGGAGGCGGGCGGGTCTGCCCAAAGCGGTCTACTAAACTTTGACGGTGGCTATTCAGCTAAAGTGGCAGCTAGACCAGCAGGAAGCCCTGTACAAACCGTCAATTATTATACTCGCGTACCTGTAGTGCCTGGAAAATCATACACATATTCCGTCGAACACAACGGAGTTATTGCATTGAACCCACTTGATAAATTTGGGAACGCGGTCTCGATTGTATTACCTGGTTTCAATGAGTGGCTGGAAACGCAGTCGGTGACTGTCACCGTGCCGAACGATGTTTATTTTTTAAGGGTGGGGTTAGGTAATAATAACGGCCCTGCAACTGAACGCAGTTTTAAAAACCCTATGCTCAATATCGGCAGTATAGCCAAACCATTCAAACCGCACGAAGATTCAATGTTAGCGTTGCAAACAGACCTGTACGCCGATCCAGTTACAGGAGCTAATGCGGATACAGTGTTTGAACGAGATGGGCAATACTTCAAAAGCAAGACCTGGCACGGGGTTACATTAGACGGCGCTGTTAACTGGAACGCTAGTTCGCCTGGTCAATCATTTCCAGGTTTCAAAGTTGTCTATACTGCCCCGAATCAGTTTCCGGCGTGGATTAGCTATTCTGATAAATCCGTTAAGCATGATGGAAAAATATTAAATACAGCTAAGACGGGAGGGCAATGGTCTACGTTGGGGGCCGATGCAACAGAAACATCCATTGATGGGTCTATTTACGTTTCTGTCCCTGTCGCGGATAGTGGGTGGGCTGACGGTTACACGCCAACACAGGATGACATTAAAGCCTATTTCTATGGATACAAGGCATATGATGCTAACACCATAACGCCAGCACAGGCGCAAGCAGCAACAACGGCGACATGGAACGGTACAGGTACTAAGTATTGGGTTCAGCGTGTGGGCGCGCCTAACTTCACGCAATCCGTACCGCAACAATCCTATGCAGGGTATACGCCGTACCAACTTGTATACCAGCTTGCAACGCCTACCGTGGAGCCTATCGTATCAGAGGGGCAACTATCATTTGTTGAGGGCGACAATCAGGTTGAAGTAGGTACGGGGATTGTATTGCGGGAAGCAACTAAACCAGCAGGTGATCCGGCTGGAGATGTATACGTACAAATTAACCGTATCGACTATGGTACTGCCGTTAAATATCGGGTGAGCAAATTCTTGGCGGTGTATGTAGGAAATCGCAAGGATAGCGGATGGGAAACTTTATTTACGCCAGATGGGCAGAGCTATGGTCAGGAGAGATTACGTAAGTCCCGTAGCCAAACAATGGTAACAGAGCCGTACAACGTTACGTACCTTATGCTTGATCGTTCGCCAGTCATACCATTCACGGGTGCATACGCGACCAATGAGAAGACGCTGCTTGCGGACTTGGTTGACGACGTACAGCAGGCGACGACGAGGGTGTCAGTGCTGGAAAATAAGAAGGCTGACAAAGATAACCCTACATGGCTTACGCCTACGCTGCTTAACGGCGCTATGAATACAAGCGCCAATGAGCAAGCGGTACAGTATCTCAAGACCTCTGACAGTTATGTCATGTTGCGCGGTGTGCTTAACGTAGCAGCTTTAAATACAATGGCTTTCTGTCTGCCTGCCGGATACCGTCCGCTTAAATCAATGCGTTTTGTAGTCTCGGCAAATCAGGCTTTCGGTCAATTCCTTGTAGGTGCTAGCGGCGATTGCTTTTTATCATCTGGTTCCCTAACTGTCATAGATTTAAGTGGAATTGTGTTCCTAGCCGAACAATAAGGAGGATTAGTACATGAAAGTAGTACCTAAAGTAAATACAGATGGACTCTATCTAGAGGACGAGCTAGTAGACGATGCCTTTTCGGGTGTCGTCCCTTTTTATACTCCATCTTCGGCCACGCTATCTGATACAAACCAGCAACTTGGCATCCATCAGCTTGCTGACAGTAGCTCTAGTACCACAGATGGAACAAGTTCAGAAAGCATCCCTGCTGGTTATACAGTAGGGATTCCAGTACCATTTGGTCTATACCATCCTCGTTTTGACATCCAAGGTTGGCTGGCCTATGAAGCAGAATACGAGGAAAAACTGTTAGAAGCACAAAAAGCCTATGATCAGTTGAACAACGAATCCCAAGCTTTATTTCAGAAGCAGCATGATGAATGGCAAAACAAACCTGAAAACGAACGTGGAGACGAACCTGTATATTCTGCTCAGACATTCACGGCTCCAGAACGAAGAGACCCAACAATGTTCTGGAGTGAAGGGTTGAGTGAGGAAGCAATTAAGGAACTGGCACAAAAAGCAGGGCAACAGCCAAGTGAGACAGATCAACTGAAGCAGCGGATTGCAGATCTCGAAGTGACGTTGACCCAGCTTATGCTTAGTAACACTGGAAAATAACGTGTACTGACGATTATATGTAACAACAATCTTTATAAAAGAGGTGAAGTCATAATCATGGCAGCTTTAACAGAGGCTCAAATGCGTATTTGTGCTCATGCTTGCATCACTCGCTATGAGCGGGGTGAGGGCGATATAGCAACGATCATGGGAAGCTACGCTTTAAATGAAGAGCAGCGTGAACAAGTAGTGAAGATTATTTTATCCAAGCGTTCTGATCTAATAGCGGGCAAGTTAGAAGATTCGTCATCAACCGATGCTCCGAATGAACAGGAAGAAACGGTTAAATGGTATAACTCTATTTTCCGTAAGAAAACAGTATAGAGAACAAAATAAAAATCGTTGTTTTTATGCCCTTGGATCAACCAAGGGCATTCACTTTACACCTAGGTTCAAAAGGGGGAACAAACATGCATGAAAAGATCGATCAGATTTGGCTGGGGTTTTCCACGGGGACCTTGATCGGTTATTTTTTCGGGGGGTGGACCACAATGTTGACGTTGCTGTGGTGGATGGTCGTGATCGACTTTTTCACCGGATGGGCAGCGGCCTGGATTAATGGAGAGCTGAAAAGCCGCCAAGGGTATTATGGTATTTTTCGCAAGGTTACCGTATTTTTGCTCATTACGGTAGCCCATCTGATCGACGGTATTCTCGGGGATGCACATTACTTCCGGGATGCCGTCGTTTTCTTTTATTTAGCGAACGAGCTGTTGTCCATTATAGAAAATGTGGGCAGAATGGGAGTGCCGATGCCGGATATATTGCGGAATGCGGTAGCCATTTTTGAGTCCAAATCGAGTGGGGAAAAAATAAAGCCACCCGACCCTCCCGACAAAGAAAATAAAGCTTCATAA